GTAAGCACGTTTGGTTGTTGCGACAGTACGCCCAGCATCTAGAGAAGCCATGCTCTCTTTTATTACTCCAGCATTTGTTCTAGCGAGAATCATGTCTGGTTTTTCCATTGATCCAGGAGGATCGATTACTTCACCAGATCCGCCTCTTCCAACCATTCTTCCCCGCATAATATTGAATAGTGAAAGAACTCTGTTTCCTGGTCCTGCCAATTCTGGGCCAAATCTGAAAACCTCTGTTAGCGGAAGCACGTAATCTGCCTCTGCCCCCATTCTGTCCATCTCGTTTCTTGCCCCACGGAATCCGTAAATTGCTTGATTTGGATCGCCAACCGTGACTTTCTGAAGACCTTTTTGACCTATGGCAAAGTCAGTGAATACTGGGTTTAGGTCTTGAGCTTCGTCAATCATGACGAGATCTACTTTTCTTCCAGTAGCTTCTCCATTACTAATAGATGGCATGTCAAGAGCCATCAATTTTGTAATAGTTGAGTTTGAGATCTGAACACCTTCAGGGTCTTTTGTGTCAATCTTGCTAGCCCATATTTTTTTAGCGAGATCTACTGCTCCAGGTGGAATTTCAGAAGAAGGCATTTCCTCAAAAATTGAACCTTTTCTTTTTCCAAAGTGCTGTGGCCCAACTTCAGTATCTGATGAGATTTCAAATTGCCCAACAGCATCAATTGCCATTTTTGCTATATCTTCAGATGAAAGTTCTTTTTCAGTTCCATCTGAATCAGTAAATCTATATGGTTTAACCGTAAATTTACGGGCTATGTCCTTGCGTGTTGTTGGTGTCCCTGTGGCTTTTGCTTTATCAAGACTAAACCTCTTGGCAACGTGTTGCTTTTGATCATTCCCCTGACCCACATACCAGTTATATGACAGGGCATCCATTGTCATAACAACAACGCCAGTTCCCTTAAATCTACGCTTTGCATCTTGCGCTGCAGATTTATTGAATGCTAGGTAAACAACTTTTTTATTTGGATCTTCTCTTCTTAGTCTTCTTGCAATTGAAACTAGAGTCGATGTTTTGCCACTTCCAGCAAGTGCACCAACAACCACATCGCTACCTTCCAAAACAGCGTCGATGATGTCTTTTTGCTCATCGGTTGGAATTCTGTCGCTATCTTGAGAGTAGTCGTAATCGCTTCTATTCGGCTTAGAGCTTGACTCCATCAGATCGGCAAGTTTTTTGCTTGACTCGTATCTTGGTGGGTATTTTCTTTCTACTCTGGCGCCGCTAGATAGACCACGCTCATCTTCGTCAACTTTTCTCCACAGACCATCTTCGCCTACTTCGAATTTTGGACTTGTTTCTCCAGCATCGTTGATGGCACGTTTTCTATTGTCTGAATCTAGATTTACACCCTTATCTGCCCAATATTTTGCAGCGTCTTCCGGAGAATTAAATGGTCCGATTGAGTATCCAAAATCATAATCTGCTTCGTCTGTGTAATATCCCTCATAATCATCAAACACCATTCTGTCGACATACCAGCCGGGTCTAACTTTGAGTGGATTCTTTTTCCCTCCCGACATATCCCCCATGTACCATGCTGCCCCAAGATCTTCTGGCATATTTTCTGGGTCTAGTACAGTCCAATTAACGCCTGTTAGTTCCTCATCTTGGTGATGTATTACCGCTTGCCCATCCCAGCCAACGTCGGTTCTAAAAATTCGAGATGTTCCACTTGCTGGACCATCGCTTAAATCTTCTTTAAATCCACCTGATGGTAATTCATCTCCATATGGTCTTGGTCCCCTTGCTTCACGTTCTTGTTGTGCTCTTTCGAAATATGCATTCCACTCTTCATCGCTAGCATCGTATGACGGGTAGTCAGAGCTTCCAGAAGACAAACCTTTATCAATATCGAATTTTTCTATACCGGTATTTGTGCGGTCTTTAATTTCTTGAGCCCTACCAGCTTTTGTTCTATTGTCCAGGATTCCCTCTTGCGGGCGTCCCCTATTTATCCTGCCTCGACGTGAATCACGGCGAGTTGCGGCAGGCTGAGGAAGTTCCCCACGCCTATCCGCTTCTTCTGCAATGTCAAGATCTCTGTCTCTGTTTCTTATTCTTCTCTTTATCGCTCTTACAGCCTGTTTATACTGCTCTGCTCTAGTTAGATATGCATCTCTTGCATCAAATACGCGGCCAGCCTCTTTATCAGCATCAACTTCGTCAAGATTAAGTTCTTTTGCTATCCGTTTCGCAGTTGCATCAAAATCGTCGCCCAGTACGTCATCATTTAGCACACCATCTTTAAGTGCCTTCATTTTATTCATTTTGAATTGCGCTACAAGTTCATTATGCGCATCTTCAAGATCAAGCATATCTATGCCATCGAGATATTCTCTTTCAAAATCATCTACGATGTCGTCAATGCCCCAGTTGTAATCCTGTTTGCCTATTGATTGCTCCAGCGCTCTTGATGCGTTATTTGATGGTTTAGCTGGTCTCAGCTTCTCGCCTGACATCCCCGATGAAAGACCAGTAATTTTTTCACGCCCAGAATCTACAACTGGCTGCTGTGTTTCTGGTTTCTTTTGCGCAGCTGGCTTGCCCTGTTTCTTATAGTCGCGCCATGCTTGGCGAGCTTTTCTTTTATTAACTTTTCCACCACTGGCAAAATCATTGACCCCAGGTATTGCCGGGCGCTCAAATGGGGTTCCCTCCTGTACAACTCCATCGTTGTCACCGTCCCACGCATTTGGATCAAAACGAGCAGTAAGGCCACGTGTCGTACGTGTTATGCGACCAGCTAAATTACGGCCTAGTGCCTTCTGCTCAGTTTGAAAAAAAGGGGCGGAGACGGCCGCTCCAACCGCCTCCACAAAGTCTTTTGTTACTCCGCCGCTGAAGACAATTCCGTCCTCAACGACAACAGCATCAACCATGTGGTAATCGATGATCGGGTCAATTAGTTGTTTTACGTTAAATGCATTTTCTGCACTTACTGGCAAAACATAAGAAATATCTAGGAAGTCAGCATCAAGGAAATCTTCCAGCGACTTTTCCTGGTATTCATCAATTCTGAATACTTTCTTATTCATCATTCTACGCTTGCGGCGACGCTTAACTGCGCCACGAAGTACTCCACTGACAAACTCTCCAGGGTACTTTGCCTCTATATCCTCAAGCCATTTGACTTCTTCTTCTTGTGCCTCAATGTCGTAATTGGCTTTTTGTACTGGGCCCATTGAGACAACGCCTTCTGGAATGATTGCAAATCTGCACTTTCCTTCTGGCTCAACTTGCTTATCTATTATCTTGCACTTGCCTTCGCCTTCAAACATCACGCAGTTGGCACACTTCACACCAATTTTTGCAACTGGGTTTTCTGCTGCTGGCTTATAACCTGCCCAAACACCAGTTGAGTCCTCATTGAACTTCCCATAGCGCTTGGTGATTTTTACCAATGCTTCAGCAAGATCTCTTTCCTCTGCTACAAGTTTTGGCTTTTCAGCAGCAGGCGATTGTTCATCTTCTTCAAAATTAAATCTGACCATCGGTGGAGATGCCGGAGTTGCGCCAGGAACAAGTGCTGGAACAACTACTGGCGGAGCACCAGGCGTTGGGGCCATGGGTCTTGATGGCATTCCCATTGGCATTCGCGGAACTGGCTTTGCTGCTGGCATTGCCTGTGGCATCGCCTGTGGCATTTGGAATCTTTCTGGACGCCCAAACATAAATACACCGTCATTACCCATGTGGTAACGGCACTTATATGAGGAGCCCCCCTCACCGTTTTCCCTGCTGAAATAGACAACTCCGTCATTCATTTTTAGAACTTTTACTGGCGAACCAAGTCTTGCTGAAAGCTCTTCCTGAAGCTTTCGCTCCATCTCTTCTTGCATCTCTGTCTCGTCATCAGTTGGCTTCTCCATCGGGGGGGCCATCATTGGCATCATCCCGCCCTTTTCGTCAGACTTAACAGAAATGGTTCCAGTTAGCTGATTTGCGCCATGCAAGACAGGGCTTACTTCATAAAGCTCTACTTCATAAAGAATGTTTGCTTGGATGCCTGGATCGAATTGTGCCCGCAGCGTTTTGTAACCAATCGACCACTCTTGCTCTTCGCCAAAGAATGCAACATTTGCAAATGCTTCGCGACCCTTTTCTGAGTTCAAATTAAATTGAACTTTGGCATAAAGGCCACCGATGCCAGCGGCTTTCATTTTTGCCGGTAGGCGTGGGTCGTTGGTAGGAACTTCGTATATTTCAAGGACCTTGCCGATTGGGTCATTCCAGTTGTGTCCCCAAACAACTCTCGGCTTGCGGCGCATCAAGCTTTTAGTGAAAGCACCAGTAGCGCAAACATCGCCAACTGAGTCCTTGTTGCCAATCCCCGCAACGAAACACTCAACAATGCCTTGCGCTTGGTCAAGATTCACCTGCCCAGCACTAGCTTTGTATTGAATGTCATAAAATGCAGAGGACATAGCGCTCCTTTTCGTTATTAACCGATAATAAACGAAAAAAAGCATCACCCATGCAAGTATTGGGTGTTTTAACTACCGTTTACTGAAACTGTTTAATGAAATGACTTACCAAATTTCCAGGCTCTTCTTGCCTCATCTTCAGCGAGTTCCGAAAGCGTCTTTGCCATCATTTTCGTGAAGTGCGAGACAACAGACTCACGGAATGCAGAAGCTCTCTCCTCTTCTCCGGCAATATTCAAAACAGCAAACATTGAGTCGGATAAGAGAGTTCTAGTTTCAGCATTCAGAGACTTTATTCTTGCCATTTGTGCATTTACATTTGCGATGAAGTCAGTATTTGACTTTATGTTTGACGCACTTTTTGCACTGATTGCGTCTCCCTTTGAAGACAATTCAGTTGACCATGAGTCTTGAATTATTGAAGAAATAACTGGCTTGATGTCCTCATCCATTTGCCTATCCCAGACATCAACTTGCATTACGGAGTCAAAGTCAAGTGTTCCCGCAAATAGTCCTTTTCTTGCCTTAAGCCCAGAGACTTTTTCAAGAACAACTCTTTGCTGTCTTTCAATAACTCTCTCTATGCTTCTCTCTAGAATTTCCTCCCAGCGAGTAAGGTCTTGCTCTTCTTGCTTATACAGAATTGGACCAGATGCTGATGCTTGACCAGTGGGCATTGGGGCGGCCGCCGTTGTCTCCGCTCCAGCTGGGGCGGCAGTTTGCGGTGCCTCCATTGCCGTTTGAGCAATAGCGCCAGCCATCGTGTTTGGATCAAGCTGTGCTCCTGGTGGCATTCCCTCTTGTCCTGGTTGCGGTGGTGCTGCTTCTGGGCCTCCCGGCATCGCTGGAGGCATTCCCGGCATCCCCGGTGGCGGCATTCCCGGGCCGCCCATCTCTGCTCCCGGTGGCTCCATCTTCTTCTTCGTGTTTGAAATTGGTATGAGGTTTGGGTTCATCAAAAGAGAATCAGCAAGATCTGATTCTGTTTCTTTTCTTCCAGATCCAACTCTGTACTCATTGTTTGAGATAAGTCCAGATTGAAATTCATCCATCAAGTAACGACGCTGCTCTTGCTTGTAGAGCATCAAGATTGGAACTTCGCTTGTGTCAAAGTCTAAGTAATACTCGTCATCTAGTTCATCCAAGCCACGCTCAAGTGTCTCTAGGTGTGGAAGCATGGTTTCCATCCAGAAAACACGTATTTCTTCGGCAGCATTACTGAATGTTCTTCCAGCAGCATTACCGATAACAGACTCTGGAACACCGAAAGAAGAGAGTATCTCTTCTTTGGTTATCTGGCGCATTTGTATGTATGCAGCATCTCTAGGGTTTGCTGAAGTATCTATGTAGTCAGCACCATCATCAGAAGCAATAACTGACGTGTATCCAGCTCTGGATAGATTCCCCCTGAAACGACTCTTGAGCTCTTCTTTATCATCGTCATCAATTTCTCCACGGAGAACAAGCAAACCACCCGGCCTTCCGTCATTAAGCAAGTAATTTCTGTTATAAATTTTTGCTAGGTTTTCTATTTCAATTGCTATTCCGCATGCTTCTAGTGGCGTAAGCGATAGATATGGGTCAAGCGGGTGTGGCCTTCTGATCCAGCAAACATCTTCTGGCTTCATTACTATTTTTTGGCCATATGGCATGCTCACTTCATAACCAGAAACAAATTTCTTTGGATCAGGTATTGGCGCTGTTGACTGTGGTGGAAGAAGGTTCAGTCCAATAATTCGACCATCTCGGCCACGTACTTTTTCTATGAAAACTCCACGTGTTCCGAGAAGCAACTGGGCGGAGAGCCTGTATCGGAATATAAAAGAGTTTTCGCCTATGTTGGACTTGTTGTTTAGCACCTCGAGAAGAGATGAGTTCTTTGCAGCCCTACCAGAAACAATCTCACCATCGGGAGAATTGTCTTTTCTCAACATGATGGGAAGTCTTGACTGGTTTCCCGCAATCGCATCGATACACCTAGAAACCCATGTGACTTTCTGCATTCCCTCTCGGTATGCACGCTCTATGTCCCATGTGTCCCTGTATGGCTTCCCTGCGTAACCTGGGTTTTGGGCTATTGGCGCGCCTGGGCCTAGCTCCTTGCGCTGAGCGTCATTTATGGATTTATTACTTGGTGAATTCCATGCCATATTTACTCACGACCCAGGAGATAGCCGAATAGGCCGCAGGCGACTCCTGCGGTTATGAAGCCAGCTGGAGCATAAACTAACGCCGCTCCAACCGTTGTAAATAGTATAAATGAGACCATAAGTAAATAAGCGAAGGTTGCGCGATTAAAGAATTTTGCTATCCGCATAAACAAATTTTTCATATGATGCACTTTAGCCTAGTATGATTTAGTCCTACGAAAAGGTAACACAGCATGACAACGGACTGGAATAAGGTTCTCGAGTATCTGCAACCAAAGATGCCAGAGTATTGTCCTGAAGAGCCTTCGCTTAACCAGAAGGTATTCCTACGTACTAATTCAATAGAGGCACTTTTCGGTGGTGCCGCTGGCGGTGGGAAGTCCTCTGCTCTGCTGATGTCAGCCATGCAATATGTTGATATCCCTGGATATTCAGCGATTCTCTTCAGAAGAACATTTGCTGACTTATCGCTCCCAGGCGCATTGATGGACCGCTTCAAAACGTGGATGGCGAACTACGATGATGTTCACTGGAACAACAACAGCTTCGTTGCCACGTTTCCATCTGGAGCAAGAATTTCTTTTGGCTATTTGAATAATGCTGGTGACTACTTGAGATACAAGGGTTCAGAGTTCCAGTTCATCGGAATGGATGAGGTTACGGAAATAAGGGAATCTGATTACAGATATCTATTCTCTCGTCTGCGTCGCCCATCATCTGGTCCGCTTGCGAAAGTTCCACTGCGAATGAGGGCAGCCTCAAACCCTGCCCCAAACTGGGTCAGGCAGCGGTTCATCGTTGAAGGCATCAATGCTGGAAGAATATTTGTACCAAGCAAACTAACGGACAACCCAGGAATCGACGCTGCCTCATATCGGCAGGCTTTGTCAGCCCTAGATCCGGTGGAAAGAAGAAGGCTAGAAGAAGGCGACTGGTGGTCAACAACGCTCGGGTCGTTGTTTGATAGAACTTCAATGGTAATTCTAGACTCGAGCGAAATACCAGCAATTACTAGTTCCGCCAGGGCTGTTCGATATTGGGACCTTGCGGCATCCGAGCCGAATGCATCTAACCCAAACCCCGACTATACGGTTGGTACCTTAATGCTTTTCGATAATGGCGTTGCCTATGTGCTGGATGTGAAAAGAATTAGGGCAAAAGGTGAAAAGGTTGAGCAATTCATAGCCCAAACTGCCTACGAAGACGGTCATGGGGTCCAGATTCGGATGGAGCAGGAGCCAGGATCCTCGGGTAAGGCATTAATAGACCAATATGCTAGATACGTGCTTCCCGGGTATGATTTTGGGGCAATGAGGTCTACTGGGGACAAAATCACCAGAGCCAGACCATTCGCGGCAGCAGCGGCAAATGGCAATGTCAGGGTCGTCCGTGGGACATGGCTAACTGACTGGCTAGACGAATTTTCTGCTTTTCCAGAGGCGTGCGACCATGACGACCAAGTTGACTCAGCAGTTGGTGCGTTCACATTTTTAACTGGATTGGGGTTGCCACAAAGGAGACCTATCTCTATACTCATATAAAGAAATACCACATACACCAACTAAAGGACTATTAACCTTGAGTATTCAAAACGTAGAAGAGATTAGAAAAGCAATATCCGCCCTTGATAAGGCACTGAGTGAATATATTGATTCTGAGCCGTCCCCTGCAGAAGCAGCAAATGTTCTTCTGCAACTGAATCTTGCAAAATCAGACATGGGGCTTGTCTATGACTCTTTTTCACACTACTTCTCGAATCTCATCAAAGACAAAGAAATCATCAACCTAGAAAACGGCGCTCAGGTTGAAAGAAAGAGTTCTTACGATAGAAAGGGTTGGCAACACAAAGAGCTAACCAGCGCTGTTGTGGACAAATTAATGCAAATGTCAGTTGACATGGATACTGGCGAAATTGTAAAAACACCACGAGAACTTGCCCTTGACTTAATGAAATACTGCGCACCCTCCTACTGGAGAATCAAGGAACTTTCCAGTATTGGAATCAACGCAGACAATTACTGCGAGGTTGGGCAACTCAAAACAAGCATCATTGTGCGAAAGGGAGATAATCAATGACGAATATCTATCAGCAACTGTCAGAGCCGTTTCCTCCAGAAATGGAAAAGACTCTCGTAAAAAGCGGAGTTCCGCTCACCTACATTCCAATCAGCGAAGTTGTAAACAGGCTGAACAAGGTTCTTGGTGTTAGCCGTTGGGACTTCACGATCCTCTCCTGTGGTAGGGATGCAATTGACAATGACTTCATCACAGCACATGTGCGTTTGACTTGGAATCCAGAAAATGCAAAAGAAGATGATAAGTGGGTCGAGCCCGTCACCAAGGATGGAATTGGTGGCCAAAAGATCAAGCGCAACAAAAAGGGCGAGATTGTTGACCTTGGTGATGAGATGAAGGGAGCTGTTTCTGATGCTCTCAAAAAGGCTGCACAGATGCTCGGAGTCGGGCTTTACCTTGCGCGCTCCGATGAGGCCATGGACATTGAGGAGGCGATGGAAACATCCCAGGCACCACAGGTTGTTGACCCAGAGGTTGAGAAGAAGTGGGATAACTTTGTCTCAATCGTTAAAAACCTGAGTGCAGATCAAAAGGCGTCACTCAACGACTTCTGGGCGACTGCTGGGAAGGGTGAACCGAAGCCAACCAAAGCAACGGCAACTCACGAATCGATTGACATGCTTTTGGCCGAAGCGGTGCGACTCTCGTTTGAGTCAAAGGAAGCTGAATAGTTTGAGTTCTGACCTTAAGCCGCCAGCGCACTTATCTGTTTCTTCAATACAGACATTTCAACAGTGTCCACAAAAATTCAAGTTCAACAAGATTGATCTAATCCCTGATAAGCCAGGGCAGGAGGCAGTTCTTGGAAACTTTGTCCATGACATTCTTGAGGAACTGTATAAATATTCACCCGAAGAAAGAAATATTCAAACTGCCAGATTTCTAGCAAAGAAGATGTGGGATGAGAGGTGGGGTGACCAAGCTGGTTCAATCCTTACTAAATCAGAAGATCTTCATTCATTTCGCTGGAATGCTTGGTGGTGCGTAGAGAACCTGTGGGCTATTGAAGATCCAGCAACAGTCAATCCAGTAGGTCTTGAGCATGAAGTTAATGCTGAAGTTGGCGGAGTAAGAATTAAGGGATTCATAGATAGGATTAGTCAAAGTCCTGACTCAATATTCTTAACCATCAGTGACTACAAGACTGGGAAAGTTCCACGTCCAGAGTATGAAGATGACAAGTTTTTTCAACTTTATGTATATGCCAATCTCTTATCAATAACCGGAGTTGGTGAAACAGACAAAGTTGAGTTGATTTACCTCAAAGGTTCAAAAAAGATAGTTCGCGGTATCTCTGATGCTGACATATCTAGATCAGTTGAGGTAATACAGGAAACAAAATCAGAAATTGACAATCGTTGCTCATCGGGTTATTTCGAGGCAAACAAGTCGATTCTCTGTAATTGGTGCGGTTATAAACCTATTTGTCCCGTTTGGGGAAAGTGAAAGATGATGATTAACGACGATATTTTTGCAGGAATGGTTGCAGAGGAAGTAAAAAACAAACTTTCAAGCAACCAGAGAAAAGAACTCCTCAAGCAGGAGAACTGGACTCGCTGGAGGGATGCACTCCTAGCCCTTGTTGACAATCTAGAAGACCAGATTGCGTTGATTGAAGAGGACTCAGAGGCAGACCGACTGCGTTATGAGGCGCTTGGTCAGGATGGCCGCCGCTTGGCCAAGGAAGCAGCGCACGCCTACACGTCAAGAAAGACAAAAGTCAGCAGGTTCTTGTTCCACGTTAACAAGAGGCTTGATGAAGTCACGCAGATGATTGAAACTGGCGAAGCCATCAAGTCAGATGGATGGGATGAAGTTGATTTCCTGCGTAGGTCAATCATTAAGCACAGGTCAATGATGCGCGAATTTGACATGGAAGAGACTGCTATCGATAGGGCTTTGTGGTCTACACTTGATGGCAAGTGGACATTTGATTCTATAGACGCATCTTCGCTTTAGTCAAAGGAGGTAACTTATGCCTCTGCGCAAGGAACCACTTCGATCAAAAAGCAAATTAAAACAAAAGACACCACTCAAAAAACGCTCCAAAAAAATGGAAGCGAAATATGAGGAAAGGCGACAGCTTGTGTCAAAAGTTTTAAAGGAACGCCCCCTCTGTGAGGCATGTCGTGTTTTTGCTGCCCATGATGGAAAGGCAACTTTCAATCAACATATGAGCAGGGATGTTCATGAGATTGTTCGACGCTCGCAGGGTGGATCAATACTCGATGAATCAAATGTTCTTGCAGTATGTCGTCCGTGCCATATTCGAATAGGCAACTATCCGCAGTTAGCGTTTGACCTCGGTCTCGCTAAACATGGCTGGGAAAAATAATTACAAAAACTTTTGCTTCTTTCTGTAATTGAAGCCGATGTAATATTTAACCCAGGTACCTAAGCAACACTAGCTTTCGCTTCACACAGAAAGGCAGGTGGTCCAATGTCTAGTGGATTACTCCACGGCAAGGAAGCTGAGGCACGATAAGGGACTGATTCGACCTATCGCCAATGCCTACAACCGCTGGCTGCTCTGCAGGCTCCAGCGGTTGTTTGCTGTAGAGACTTATTTTTGTACTGTATTATTT